TTGGCTTGACACCAAGGACGTAACCTGATATAACTATGGGTCTTACAACTGAAAAGGAGTTAATTATATGAACGACATTACAACTATTGATACTAATAACTATGCTGAGATGGCTAAAGCTATGGGTATGGCAAATGAAGCAAGTGCGCAGAAGAAGCAGGGCATGTTTCTTGCACGTCTGCGTATCCAGCATTCAGCTATCTTGGGTACGGATACCATTAAAGTTAAAGGTGGTACGTACAAGCTAGAGATTCCTGACGGCCCAACGTACTATGCAGAGTCTGCTGTTGTACGCCCATTCATGCAACGCTTCATGTATAAGAAGTTTGTTATGGCTACAGGTACTGCACCTAATCGTTACGTCAAGACTGTTATGGCTGATAGCCTGAACATGGACTTGAAAGATAATGACGGTGGGTTTAACTGTGGTAAGCCTTCAGGCTGGATAGAAGACTTTAAGTCCCTGCCTGATGCTACTAAAGAATTGATTCGTTCTATCAAGCGTGTACGTGTAGTGCTTGGTATAGTCGAGTTGACTAATCCAAAGGATGCCGAAGGTAATCCTGTGGATATTGCTGCTACCCCATTCATCTGGGAAGTGGAGAACCGTGACGCATTTAAGACTGTAGGTGGTGTGTTTACACAGCTTGCTAAGATGAAGCGTCTTCCTGTGCAGCACTGCGTTACTCTGAATACAGAGGAGCGTAAGCTACCTAATGGCAATAGCTTTTACTTGCCTGTCACGTCACTTGATGTGACTAACGTAATCGAACTTACTCAGGATGACCAAGAAAAGTTTGGTGAGTTTATGTCTTGGGTACAAAACTACAATGAGTATATCATTAATGCTTATGCAGAAAGGGCCTCGTCTAAGAATGATGAGGACTTGGATGAGTTGAACATTGATGATGTTGTTGATGTAGAGTTTGAAGAAGAGGTAGCGTAATGAAGCATCCTGCTGAACTGGCGTTGCATCAGTATCTTGAACATGCCACACGTGGTAATACAAGCATGTCGCCTGAAACAATCAAACAGATTGGTGATGATGTCATGGCTGCTGCAAAACGTCAGTTCGGTGGGGGCAACAAGCGTGACAAGTTTACTCTGCGCATGTCAAACGTGGGCAGACCGACTTGTCAACTTTGGTACGATAAGAACAAGCCAGAGGTAGCTATTCCCCTACCGACAACATTCGTAATGAACATGATGATTGGAGACATCGTTGAGGCTGTCTTCAAAGGCATCTTAACAGAAGCAGGAGTAAGTTATGAAGACACGGATAAAGTTTCTCTTGACCTTGGTGACGACAGCGTTTCTGGTAGTTATGACCTCATCGTTGATGGTGCAGTTGATGATATTAAATCAGCTTCAGACTGGTCATACAGAAACAAGTTTGAATCATATGACAGCCTTGCCAGCGGTGATGGTTTCGGGTATGTGGCTCAACTAGCTGGATACGCCAAAGCTGCAGGCAAGAAAGCAGGCGGCTGGTGGGTGGTGAACAAAGCCAATGGGCAGTTCAAGTATGTACCAGCTACAGGTCTTGACATTGATAAAGAGGTATCCCAAATAAAGGATACGGTTCAGACAGTAAAGGAGAATAAGTTTGAAAGATGTTTTGAACCAGTGCCTGAGACTTTTCGTGGCAAGCCCACAGGTAATAAAGTCCTTAATGACGGATGTAAATTTTGCAGCTATCGCTTTGATTGCTGGGATAGTCTTACTGAGTTACCTGCTGTAAAGTCACAGGCAAAGAACCCGCCAATGGTAAGCTACATTGGAGAAGTAGTTGGCTAACGCAAAACAATTTAGGGCAGCACGAAAGTATGGGTATCGTAGCGGTCTTGAACTCAAGGTATCTGACTACCTCAAAGATTTGAAGATTGATTTCTTGTATGAGGCGGTCAAGATAGAGTGGGAAGACTTAGCATACAGAACGTACACACCAGACTTCGTGCTGTCCAATGGCATCATTATAGAAACCAAAGGACAGTTCACCGCAGCAGATAGACGCAAGCATCTGGCTATTAAAAAGCAGCATCCCAAGTTGGATATTCGTTTTGTGTTTGAAAGCAGCAAACGCAAACTTCGTAAGGGTGCTAAGTCTACATACGGTGAGTGGTGTATTAAATATGGCTTTAGATACTATGACAGGATTATTCCTGAAGATTGGTTGAAGGAGAAGGGCAAGAACAGGCATCCAAAGTTTATTAAGTTTGGCGGCACAAAGGTGAAAAGGAGATAGCATATGGACATAATGGATAAACTATCTAAAGAAATACACAACGAAGACTTCATTATACGTGTCAGACCATTCGCTAATGACGATGGTAAATGGTCTGGCGAAGTGGATATATCAATCATGGCTATGCCAGATAATCCTATGGATGATGAGGACTACTATCAAGTCATGCATTTTGCCAAGATGATGTGTGCTGCAGTACCTGTCATGGAAGAGGTTGAAGAGTTACGTAATATTGTACATGAATATGTAACAAAAGTTATTGACAAGGAGATGGATATTGAGGTAGAACTAGAGGATGCAGGTAAAGAAGCCTACTCTGGTCATTCTGTTGACGGTAATGTAATACACCTACACTTTAACACGAATACAAAGGGGTCGGCATGAGCAGGCATGAAGAGTATATGAAAGCAATGATGATACAAGAGGAGTTACGTATGGCACAAGCAAGGAAACAAAGTGATAATGTTGTTGATATGGTCAACAGCCCACCACACTATAACCAAACAGGCATTGAGTGCATACATGCTATCTCTGCCGCTACTGATACAGGATTTAAGTATTACCTACAGGGTAATGTTATGAAATACCTTTGGCGATTTGACTATAAGGACAAGCCACTAGAGGATTTGCAAAAGGCCAAGTGGTACTTGGACAGGTTGATAGAAGAGGTTATGGCGAGTAATGAGAGTTAAGATGTTCATAACAATTGATATTGATGAAGAAGAGTATCCAGTGCCAGCCGATGGACAGGTTGGAGAGGAATTAGAGGACGGTATTCAGGAATACTTTTATGACATTGATGGTGCCGACATTAGAAACATAAGAACAATTACGGAGTAAGAGATGATTAGCAATACATTACCTACAGACTACCAGAACTTTATAGCATTGTCACGCTATGCACGTTGGAAAGAAGATGAGCAGAGAAGGGAGACATGGGGTGAAACAGTCACAAGATACTTTGATTATATGTCAGGGCATCTGAAAGACAAACATAATTACACTTTGACTGACACATTACGTGCAGAGTTGGAAGAAGCTGTGCTTAACCAATCTATCATGCCTAGCATGAGGGCATTGATGACCAGCGGCCCCGCACTGGACAGATGCCACGTTGGTGGATACAACTGTTCCTATGTACCTGTAGACAGCCCACGTGCGTTTGATGAAACTATGTACATTCTCATGTGTGGCACAGGTGTAGGCTTTAGCGTAGAGCGTCACAACATTGAGAAGCTACCTATAGTGGCAGAGGATTTCTATAAGACTGACACAGTTATCAAGGTAGGTGACAGCAGACCGGGCTGGGCAAAGTCTCTGAAAGAACTTATTGCCATGTTATATGCAGGACAGATACCAGCATGGGACGTGTCAGAGGTACGCCCTGCAGGTGCTAGGCTCAAGACGTTTGGCGGCAGAGCATCAGGCCCACAGCCTCTGGTAGAGTTGTTTGACTTCTGTGTTGAAAAATTTAAGAGGGCAGCAGGTCGTAGGCTATTCCCGATTGAGTGTCACGATATCATGTGTAAGATTGGTGAAGTTGTAGTCGTAGGTGGTGTACGCCGTAGCGCACTCATTAGCTTGTCTAATCTAAACGATGACCAGATGGCACATGCCAAGTCAGGTAAGTGGTGGGAGAATGAAGGTCAACGTGCATTGGCTAATAACTCCGTAGCTTACAAGGGCAAGCCAGAGATGGGTACATTCATGCGTGAGTGGTTGTCTCTGTATGATAGCAAGTCAGGTGAGCGTGGCATCTTTAATAGAAAGTCAGCACAGGTACAGGCTGCTAAGAATGGCAGACGTGATGCTGACCAAGACTTTGGCTGCAATCCTTGCTCTGAGATTATCCTACGCCCCTATCAGTTCTGTAATCTATCTGAAGTAGTCATTCGTGAAGGCGATACTATGGATACCTTAAAAGAAAAGGTTAGGCTTGCCACAATACTTGGCACGTTCCAAGCCACACTAACTAACTTTAAGTATCTACGCAAAGTGTGGAAAGATAATACAGAAGAAGAGCGTTTGCTTGGTGTATCTTTGACAGGTATTATGGATAACGCCATGACGTCTACTACAGGCGATAAGTTGCCTATACTACTTGGTATACTAAAAGATGAGGCGGTACGCACTAATGAAGCTATGGCAAAGCAGGTAGGAATACCACAATCTACTGCAGTTACGTGTGTTAAACCTAGCGGCACTGTGTCACAGCTTACTGACGCTGCGTCAGGTATACATGCTAGACACAACCCGTATTACATACGCACTGTGCGTGGCGATAACAAAGACCCATTGACGCAGTTCCTTATCTCACAAGGTATACCTGCTGAACCTGACGTAATGAAACCCGACTCAACGACAGTGTTCAGCTTTCCTATGAAGTCACCCTTGGGTGCCATCACACGTACACAGATGAATGCAATAGAACAGTTAGAGTTATGGCTTACCTATCAGCGTTACTGGTGTGAGCATAAGCCATCTGTAACCATCTCTGTGAAAGAACATGAGTGGATGCAGGTAGGTGCTTGGGTGTATGAACATTTTGATGAGGTATCTGGTATCAGCTTCCTGCCATTCAGTGAACATACATATCAGCAAGCACCCTATCAAGATATAGAGAAAGATGAATACAAAAAGTTCTTGACAAAAATGCCAAAAAATGTAGACTGGTCATTGTTGCAAGAGTTTGAGAAAGAAGACACCACATCAGGTGGACGTGAGTTGGCGTGTACCGCAGGTGTGTGTGAGGTAGTAGATTTAACAGCAGCATAGAAAGGAGAAATAAATGAGCCTAAGAGATATGCTAATAGATGCACAGACTTCTTATTTAGTAGGCGGTATTAATAAGCACAAAGCTAACATAGAAGTATATATGAATAACACAATCGGTATCGGAGAGCATTCAGATATCATAGAAACCATAGAACTAGAACTAGAAAAACTATCTAATTATCACGACAAGCTAGAGATGCTTGTTAAATACTTTCCTAAAACAACGGAGTCTGATAATGCGAAGAAACAATCTGAGTAAATACGATGCTCCACTGCGTATACAATACCAGTGGGGCTACGACGCCTTTAAGCGTGGCGGTAGGTTAGTCACTAAGAATGGTAAGCAAGTGTACCTAGAGAACCGTCCTAACCTTGACCCAAACACTATGCAGTATCGTGAGTGGCAGCGTGGTTGGAATGATGCTTACTATGAGAATTTAGATAAGGGTAAGTACAATGGGGTTAAAGGAAGAGGCTGAACAGTGGATGAAGGAGAGGTACATGAGTAATATTACAGCAACGGAGTACCAAAGACGGGCTGCAGAAACGGCAATATACCCAAATAATAAAGCACTAGAATATCTAACATTGGGATTGGCGGGTGAAGCTGGTGAGATTGCTAACAAAGCAAAGAAGCTAATACGTGACGGTGCAGACAGAGAAGAGCATCACGCTAAACTAAACGCTATGGGTCACGAGATTGGTGACGTTATGTGGTATTGCGCCATGCTTGCAAAAGAAGTGGACATGAACCTTGGTAGAATCATGGAAGACAATTTGGACAAACTGGCAGACAGGAAAGCTAGGAATCGTTTACAGGGTGACGGTGACAATCGTTAGGTATACACCGTTTGCTGCTATCGTTGGCTGGCTCTTATACGCAATTGGTATGGGGCTGGCTAATGATATATGCGATTGTATATAACTATTCAGCAATCTTACCTAATCTACGCCCAATAGCTATCGCATTTCTTAGATGATTAACATCTGGCTCTAACTCCTGCATTTCTATGACGGTGCGGCCCCCATACTTAGGGTGATTTTTATAATACTCATCTGCTAACCTAGTTTCTAAATCTGTTAGTTTGGTATATTGCGCACGGTCAAATGGTGTGTATGATTTTGTTTTATCTCGTTCTGCCTCTATCGCAGCTATTTGTTTAGCTTGCGCTCTAAACATACGCATGTACTGATTTAACATAACACGTTTCTTGTTATCGTTCTTAGCCAAGTATCTTTCAGATGTAACTAAAGCACTAATTCTTTTTTCAACAATGGGTCCAAGTGCTTTCTTGACAGCAGCATCTGCCGTTTTGTCTCCTATACCCGGAACTATTCGGAATGATTGGATACCAAATCTATCAAACTCTTTCTCAGCAGGATTCCGTAATGCTTCTCTTCTTGCACCAGTAATCTGACCTATTAATGGACTTTGCCTGTATATATCACCCTCTCGTGTAGGGCTTTCGATAGCAGGCAGGGACTTAGCTAGACCGGGCAAGTCTTTTATTAATGTATTTTTTAATGCACTCGTAAATCTCTCACTTGCACCAACGCCCTCTGTTTGTTTAGCATCCCGCACAACAGCGGCTTCTGTATCATAGGCTGCTTGTATGTCTCTGACTACACGTATAGGAGTGGCAGCACCACCAAACATCTCACCTACATAACCGCCCACCATTTCATATATTCTTTCTGTTGTTCTTGCATCCTTTTCTTTTAACAACTCTGCAAAATTATCTATAACAAAAGAACTCGCCCCTGTTCTAAATTGTGCGCCTGTGAACGCTTCAAGAAACTCTTTACCATCTATTGGTGCTGCTTGGTCAGACGATAGTTTAACAATCACATCAGCTAAAGCTAAGTATGGTGTTAATGGGAAGAAAGGTCTAAGGTCTGTTGTCGTACCATCTTCATTTTTATAATTGTAGAATTTTATGTCCTGATTATCCGCACGATATTTTACTGCAGCATACAATGCAGCCGTTCCCATTATACCTTTAGAAAAATCAGCCCGTGCTTGTGCTAATGCTTTAGATGCCTTTTGTCCCTGCTTGGTTGCTAAATCAGTTTTACCTACAGCCTTCGCTGCATTAGCCATAGACTGTGTATACTTTGCCATACCATATCTGTAACCTGCAGTCACCATACTAGTTGGCATATACTTCATTTGAAACTGCAGGGCATTGACCATAAATCTGCCGAAGGGAAACGCTGCTGTACCTAGAGGTCCGGGTACAGGACCAAGTGCTTCATTAAATTTTAGAAAGGCGTGTCCTAATCCATCGCCTGCTCTACCAGAACCCGGCTTTGGCATACGAGAGAATGTAAATTCAAGAGAATCCTCTACAGCCTCTGACAAAACTCTGGTTGGTAAAGACCTGCCTGCAGCAGCAAATTCTTCAAGACTTTTATACTGCCCAGCTTTTGTTGGATTATCTACAATTACACCTGCCCGTCTTAGTCTTTTGTCTATTGCGTCCGTAAATATAGCACGTCTGAAGAATAAATCTTGCGCAATATTTAATCCGTTTAACTTCTTAGTTATAAAACTTAATGACTCACCAACGCCCTGCTCTTCTAAAGTTCTATCCATACGAGCAGCTAGTTTTGGATTATGTATTAATAACATATCCGTTAACTCAGCAGTTCCAGTAACATGACGCATACGTTCTAATCTACCAAACGAGTCTCTAACAATATTCCGTAATGCTGTGGTTGCACCAGTAGAAGCATTACCTGTCATGCCAGCATCAGCCCCTCTTCCTATTTGATACATAGCAGACTCCATTGCGTCTGCACCTATATCCATAGTTAATCTTGTAAGACCTGTTGCCACGTTACGAACAGTGGTGGCTACCTGTGTAACCATCAACGCTCTACGCTCACGGTCTATGCGCTGTATAAATTCATGTGCTTTACCCATTGGCCCTATGATGGTATCTGCTTGGCTATCCCCTATAATAGCTTTAGCAAGTTCTGGGTCAATCTCTCTTACACCCTTCATAATCTTACCTGCTCTACCAAAAGAACCCAAGAACTTACCTGCATCACTTACACTAGTACCAAAGGCATTTACAAATTGCTCTGTGGTTAGACCAGCACGAGTGATAGCATTTTCTAGCGTATCGCCATCAACATCAAGACCCTCTAGTATATCTCCAAGACCCTTTTCTGTGTCAGTTCCACGCAATGCACGGATAGTTTGTTCAGCTACTTCGTCTGCACTTTTTCCTTTTGCTCTATCTAGCGCATCATTAACTAACTTACCTACTACCTCTGATGCTTTCGTATCCACATCGACCATTTCACCAAGGGTGCCAGCGTCAGCTAGGTCTTGAATTACGTTAGTTACAACCAAGCCCATACGCTGCATGAGTTCAGTATTAAATTGAGTTTGAGTTAAGCCACTATCCGCCTGCTGACCCAGCATGTCTAGTGTTTGTCTACCTACCGATGTATCGAATATACCTGAAGCAGATTGGGTAGTTGCTTCCATTGAACGCTCACCAGCTTCTTTAGCAGCTTGCTCTGCTATTGTTTTGTTACGAGAGGTAAGACCCTTTGCTATCTGATACTGTTTAATGCGCATCTGACGTGCGTTCTTTAATATTTGTTCACCACCTAAACCGCCAGAAAGTTTTACTCCTAACGCACCAGCACCAAGACCTACCGTGCCAACTATACCAGCACGTAGCAAACTCTTTTCATCTGGCGTGGCATCACCATACTTCTGTGTAAGCATCTCCACTTCTTGTAGCTTTAAATCCTGCACAGCAGCAGCACCTGCTTCTACAGCAATACCACCTGCTGCTATCTTGCCAGCCTTAGTGGTAAGCATACGCTTGGCAGACAGCTTTGCTGCTTGTTCTATAGCAGCCTTTTTACCGCCAGCTTTTAGTGCTGCTATCACGGCACGTGTGCCTACAGTTTTAGCAACCGCACCTGCACCAAAGCCTATGTAGTTGAGTGGGTCACTGATTAATGCCTTACCAAAATCTCTCATGGCGGATATAGAACCTGTGCCACCTTCTTCATAAAACGATGGTAGACGGTCAAGCTGACTATACAAGTAGCCAAACTTCATACGTTGTTCTTCGTTGGCGTTACGCACCCAATCTAACTGCTGTCCTAAATCAATACTATTAAACTCAAACTCACGGGTATGAGACAAGAAGCGTTTTAAATAATCTTCGTTGCTTTCATCTTCTTCTTGTTTACCTTCCTCACCCATGCGGTTCTCGCTGTACTCACGCAGCATTTCCATATACTGACCATCAGACGCAAGTTCTTGGAACGACAGCATGTCATCTGTCTGTTGCTCTTCTTGATTATCATATTGTTTAGGTTGAGGGGGAGATAAAACAGATACGACTTCTGCTTCTTCTTCTGGGGCGGGTTGCCGTTGTCCGGCTAATTGAGAGCCAATGTACTCTTCAAGATTAAATTCTTCACCATCTTCAGTGGTAGGTTCTTCTACTACTGGAACTTCTGCTTCTGCAGTTCCTGATAATTGAGATGATATATACGCATCAAGGTCAAACTCTTCTGTTTCACCAGATAGCTTTTCTTCATCCTCTCTCTCATCTTCTTCTTTAGAAAGTTGAGAGGTCACGTATGCGTCAATGTCAAATGCCTCTGCCATCTGTCGCTACTTTGGTGTGCCATCAGGGTTATGGGTATCTCCATATGTGGATATCCACTCGTTGTATGCGTTAGAACCGGGTGTAAGTGAGGTTAATGCCACGGGTGCATTTTGTTTTGGAGTAGCACCGCTTGGTACAAAACCTCTAGGCTTTGGTTTACTTGCTATAGCATCCATAGCTATTTGAGATAGTTGTGCATCATCAACATCAGGATAGTATTGAACCATCATGTTGTACAAAGACTCAGCATCTTTTGCTTTTCCTTTAAAGGCATCTGCAAATGAACTAGGAGTTGTATATTTTGTAGTAAGCCTTTTTGCGATTTCTTCAGCGGAAGGTTGTGTACTGCTGGCGGCGGCGGCAGCATCAGCTTCTTCCGTTCCATCCGCAGGTGCGCTAGCAATAGAGCTACGAACACTAGATGCTATCTTATCTAGGCCAAGCAGTCTAGCTGCGTCATCACCTTCGCCACGATAAGCACCCTCTTCATTAAGTATATTTTTACTAACCCAATCTGATTTCCATTGATTCTTTACTTTTCTCCAATACTGTACAGCAGCATCATCTGTTAAAATTCCATCAGGTGACGTTACAGTTATAATCCTTGTTTGACTGTCTACTCCGTACCCATGCTCATCTTTTAACTCTGCTAAACCTTTACTGTAAGCACCCGAAAGTGTTGCAACATTAGGTCCAGAACTAGGGTCTAAAGATTTTGCTAACGATGCTGACTGCATTATTAATTTAGCGTTGTCTTCTTCAAGTTTTTGAATGTCTGCCTCAGTAAGTTGATTACCTAAAACATCTGCACCATTATTTATTTGATACAAATTATTGCTTATCTGTTTTTCCATGTCTGGTATTTTAGAGGTTACTTCTTGCTTGTATCTTTCACTGGTAATCAACCCACTACGGTCAAGCACTGCACCTGTAAGACCTGTAATTGCTTCACGCTCACGAGGCGGTATAAGTTTGTTGACACTATCAGATATACCTTTACCCATGTCTTTCATGCCAAGGCCAATGTTAGCCAGACCCGACATATCTTCCATCTGCACATCTAGGGCTTTTACTTCTGTGGCAAATCCTTTACGTGCAGCATCCAGAGTTAGGTCTTGATACTGAGACAGGTCAACATTATCTAGATTAAGTTTGTCAGTTACACTATATTTTAATCCTGCATTACGTGTTTCGTCTAGTGCTGCTATGAATGATTCTACTTGGTCAACATTACCACCAGCAGCCTTAAATGCAGCCACGCCCTTTGCTACATCACCATCCATTT